TGTGAACGGCTCAAATTTCTGAGTGACCTTTGTGTCTGTCCGCTTGGGTCTGATCGTCCGCGGGGTTTTGTCCGCCCACGAGTAGCCCAACATGAGGTTGATCGCATCGTTGAGCTTGTTGAAAGGCACCCAGAAAGTGCGAAGGCCAGAGCTATTGCGATGCGCAACGATTGACCCGTCCGGGCTCTTGTCGCCGACCACCTCGAGGATTTCATCAAGCGTTATTTGTGGGGTGAAAGGCGGCTGGTCAACCGATGGCTGCGGAACGTAAGGCGATACCGCGTTAATGAGGTTGTTGACGCCGCCGAATGTCGTAAGCGGGATTCCCAGGCCAAGCAGTGAGGTGATGCTACTCATCGTAGTTTCGATGCCTCCGCTGCCTGATACTGTCGCGTGCTGCTGTCGTCGGAGGGCTTCACCTTGCCGTCGATTCGCTGAGCGACAGCCGTAAGTGCCTCGATCGCCCCGACCGTCGGATCCTTCGAGGTGCTCACGCCCGCTCGGAGAGCGGAGTCGATGGCGCTGCTGCCTACCTGGGCAATCGTCAGCGTCTGCACCTCGCGGACGGCTGCACCTGTGCTGCTGGCGTTGCTGTTGAACCCGGCTTCCTTTGCCCCGAGACCGATTTCGTCGAGGATTCCCGAGACCGCATCGATGAACGGGCCCGCTGCCTTGGCGATTGCCGTCAACCCATCCGCGACAGTAGCGACAGCCCGAGCGAATAGCCCAATGACTGGCGACAGGATCGCCGCGACAGGTTTGACGACTTCGCCGATGCTAGCGAATAACTGCCCGATACTCTGGAAAGCAGGCTTCACGACAGGAGCCAGCCCCGCGACAGAATCACCGATTGCTCTTGCAAGGGGTATAAGCCCCTCGAAGGCAGGCATCACAATCTGCCCGATAGTTGCCTGCACATCGGCAAGCACAATATTGAACCGATCGACCGCAGCCGGATTGGCTTTGCCGACCGTGTCAGCGAGAGCCGAGCCGATTGCCGCGACTGGTGCTATCGGTGCTTGCAGCGCTCCTTGGAGCTGTGCGGGATTGACCGCCGAGGCTGCGGCCGAGACGCCAGCCCCCGCGATGCCCGAGACGGTTTGCGATATTGACCGCGAATCTGTTGCCGTGCTTGCAGTCGTCGAGGTGATCGCGTTCGTCGCTGTGGGTTCCGTTTGCGTTTGCGCGATCGGCTGAACTGGCTTGGCACTCGCCGAGGTTATTGCAAGCGTTAGCCCCGCTATTGCTGCGATGAGCGGAGCATACGAAGGCTGACCCGAGACCGAAGACCCAGCCGCAACAGGAGCGACCGCTGCAACGGTTGTCGGTCCGGCTGGTCGTGGTGCCGATGCCGCAGCCGCTGGCGTGATCTGGTCGATACGTGCCGTTGTCGCCGTGATCGTGTTTGCGATGCTCTCGAATGCCCGACTTGCGGTCGAGACGTTGCTGGTTAGGCTCGATATTGCACTATTGATCGTGGTCGTCTGCGTGTTGTTCGTGTTGTTCGTGATGTTGCTGACACCCGCAACCGGCTGCACCACCTGACCAGCCGAGACCGGAGACCGCAACGAGAGCGCGGATGCCTCCGCTATTCCAGTTCGGACGTCTCCGAGAATTCCGGCGATGATGTCGCTGATGACTGCCATAGGTGTTTGCTTCGCTCCCAAAGCGGGGCCATGATTGCCGCCGCTTCTTCATCGGTCAGGGGTCGTCGTTCCGGTTCAAGGTAGCCCGTCAGGTAAATGTCAAAAATCTCGGCCTCGGTCAGTTCGCCTATTTCCCGGCGTGTGAATCCGCATTTCCGCTGCAGGATTCGGTAGAGGTTTTCAGCCCCTAGCCGCCAGTCGTAGGCTGCCCGGCTTTTGGGGTTGCATCCTCGCGGAGCATCTCGATTGCGAGAGCCAAGTCAGATTTCCGACCCGTCCGAGCCGCTTCAAGCGCCTTGTCTTGTTGCAGGTCTTGTAGGTCTTGGTTCGTCCATCCCTTCGCCTGCTCACCGAGGAGCAACCGGAGGTATTCACTCGACCCGTCAACCGTGCTCAGTGCATCCGCAACGTGCTGGGTGTTCCATGCGATCTTCTGCACAAGCACCCGAGTTCGAAGGCTGTCATACTCGTCAGCCGGAAGATACTTTCGGGCCTCGTCGAGGAGTGTCCGCTTGAGCCAAGCAATAAACCCGGCCATGATTTCGAGAGTGAGCGGGGACAAATAGTAGGTTTTGCCCCGCCACTCGAACGGGTAGCCTTTACCCGCTGCTTGTTGCTGATCCATGATTGCCTTTCATTAGTCGACGTAGACTTTGATCCACCCGCCAGGGCTTGAACCGTTTTTTGCCGTGACGGGAACTGTCTTGCCGCCAAATGCGGTTTTGCCAGTCACCGAGACGCGCAGGTAATAGGTCTTGACGTTTGCAGCCGTAACAGTGCGAACGGACCCAACCGGAGCGACCGAGGCTGACAGCGCGTTGATTGTTGCCAAGTCTGCAAGGTCGGTAACTGCTGCAACCGGAGGCCGTGGGGTAATCATGCAGCGAATGCGACCGGAAAAATCCGAGATTCCCGTCTGCGTGCTGTTGTCGGTTCCCGATCCGAGTTTTTGGTAGAAGCCAAAGAAGAAGTGCCCGACAGTTTGGCTCAATCCGAAGAACCCGCCACACCATCCGCCCGTATCCACGTTTGCGCCCGCTGTCAGATGCGGGTTAAGATCGCGGTCAAAGTTTCCGGAGAAGTTGAAGTAGTGTTTTTGCATACCTGGGACGGCTGGCATGGTGAAATTTTTTGCCGGATCCTGTGGCATGTCAAAAGTAGGTACATCAATTTCTGATGCTTCACTTTCACGCGACCATTTGTTGAGGGTCAAGTGAGTCAGCGTCGTATCAAGAGCATCGGTGTAACCACCCATGAAAATTCGACCTTCGTAGCCGATATATGGGTTGATCTGCAAATTCACGTCTGCCATATGTTCCTCGCGATTATGTCAATGATGTTGAATGAGATTACCAGCGAGTAATGCCGTATCGGAAAATCAGGTCGGAGCTACTGAGGAACGTCGGGGTGCCGCTTGTGATGACCACCGCGACATAGATCGAGGTTGCCGCCGATTTCAATCGGAGGCTCAAGTTTCGCAACTGTGCGACCGCGATGCTGTTCACGGTTTCGAAGTCTGCGGTAACGACATTGCATTTGCCGATCAGCTTCGAGACATCCGTCGAGAACACGAAGGCCGCGTTGTTGGTGACCGTTGCAGCGCTCAGGGTCGCATCGAAAAACAACAGCGTCAGATTGGGCTTTTGGTTTCCCTTGTCAATGATCGTGATATTGTCGATGTCGCAATAGCCGCCCGAGGTTCGGGCTGCGTTGGCGAGATCCTGTTGAGCCCCGACCGCATCACCGGCTGCATAGATATTCGTGTCGATCGTCGGAGTCACCGATACGACAAACGTTGGCTTGCTGACCTTGCCGAGGACGTTCGTTAGTTCGGTCTGGTCGGTCGCCAGCATTACCCGCGGTGTCTGCGAACCGGCGTTACCGGCCCCCAGGTCAGGGTTCCAGTCGGTTGCCGAGCCGTCGGCGCCAAAGGTGGGCTTCACCCGCTGAATCAGCACCGAGGATACATCGTCGTATCCGATCGTAACTTGGTTTTGTGTCAGGTTATCGGCCACTGTCTTAACTCCATGCTGGGAATCTTCTGTTTCGGAACGGTACAGCTATGTTCGGTAACGCAACATTTTGTTCAGGTTGTTGGATGTAAACCGGCGTCTTTGGCCTGACCTCGACGCAGTGATAATCAACGCCCGTGTTTGATCTTATCCAGCCCTCAACATTTTCGGGCTTCTCGATCAAGGCGCTATCGGTCGGGAAAACCGCGTATATCCCGGTGAGCCCTTCGAGCGGGGGATGTTGTCCTGTGCAAAGTGCCGCCTGGATAGCATCGCGAAGTTTTGCTGCAACAGTTGTGCGTGCCGCATCTGCAACACGTCCGCGAGTCCGCTCCCAGCACGAAAAAAGCACAGATCGAACCACCAGACGAGATCCGCCAAAAGCGCCGCTTCCATTTCTCTCGGCCCCCGAATAGATTTGGACTTTCGGGAAAATCCCACGCTCATCGGCAAACGGGTCTGTCACCAGTTCCAGTTGCCGAGAGTCCAAGAGCAACGTCGAGGCAAACAGCTCCCGTCGTAGCACCGATTCGACCGCATCGAGGATTTCTGGGAAGGTCGCCACTATTCACCCTCGACGAATCGGGTCGTTTCGCAACGCCAAGTTAGTCCGTTGCTGCTTGCTCGATCCACCGACCAGATAAAACCGTCTGCGGAAATTATCCGGTCCTGAGATTGCAACACCGCGCCGCCAAGCGTTCCAACTTTCACATGCCAAACCCGCTTGCGTGTGGTGCTCTCTTTGCTCAAGTCCGCGTTGACGAACGCGAACCAAATAGCCTTGTGAGTGCCCTGAATCGTGACGTACTGGCCTCGTGCGTTTCGCGTTCGTACCGAGACAATTTCTTGCCGCGATTGATCGTCGAAATTCAGGATCGATGTCACATCGAGAGCGCCCATTGTTTGCAAACTCCTGAAAACTCATGGCCCTGCTGAACTGTCGTCGTAGATAGTTGTTGGGTCAGTCAGTCGAGGGCCAGGAGTGTTTCGGTTATTGGTCCATGAACCGACAACGCAGAGCGTCGACATACACCGGGCCAGCCGTTGCCGTCGAGGAGGTCTTTTCCAAGTGAGCCAGGAGAGCCAGAGGCCCCGTTGCCTTTTCGAGCGTGAACGTCGTAGCCGACAGCACCCGAACAGCGTTGACGTAGACCTTGACGTTTGTTGGGTCTCGCAGGTCGAGCCAGAACTCGACGCGATTCGCGACCGCTGAACCAGCCGTGAACGTCGTGGTTGTGTCAGTTGCGGTCACTGTGGTTGTGCCGTCTTTGCTCTGGGCGTTGATCGTGGTTGCGCCGCCATCGATATGGAAGAGCACATGCTGCGTGATCGCGTCCGCGTCGGTTGTACTGGTGCCGTTCCCGACACCGAAATTCAGGTCGACCGCGTTCGTTGATCCGTTAGCAGCAATGCGGGTGATGATTTCGACAATCGCATTTGCAGCAACATCGAACTTGTCGTTGCTAAGCATATCGATGCATTGCGCTTCGTTCGTTGCGGTAAGGCTGAGAGCCTTCGATGCACCGTATGGAACCGGAAGCCCGAAGCCACCAGCCGCGACCGTGCCCGTAGCGACAGAATCGAACGGGTCGAAAACTTGGTCGATGTCATACCGCGGATCGATGTTGAGCGTTACGAGCACCGTTGTTGCCGAAGACGCCGCATCATCGGCAGCGCGACCGATATAGAAGTCTCGGCTGTTAACCTTCTTGTATGTCGCTGCGTTGGTCGAGTATTTCCAATAAACCCGGCCGCCGTTGAGAATCACAATCCCCGAAGTCTTTGCGACAGAGACAACGCCCATGACCGTGAGTCGAACCTTGTCGCCCGCTGCATAACTCTTGGTGCCTGGGAGGAACCCGGCCCGGCCGTCGGGCAATTGGATCAGCTGCCCGGGGTTCAGTGCTGCCTCGAGAGTAATCTCGATTTCTGTATCACGAACCATGCTACATTCGACTGCCATGTATAGACCCTCGGAATTTTGTTGGTGATGAAAGCCCCTACTTGTGCCGAGGGGTCAGGCTGTGGTTATTGCTGTGGTTATTGCTTTGCTTATGCCGTTGCTCGCAGCATGCCCTTCCAGTCACGGACGCACACGCCGACGCTGTGTTCGACGTCCCAACCCTGACCGTATTGGCCACGATCGCTGAGAGTCCACGAACGAACCCGAGGAGCCCGACCGCGACCGCTGATATAGCCGACCGCAAGGGCTGGCATCAGTTGCGAAGCCAAGTACCAAGTCGTCGTTGAGCCGCCTTGGTTTGTTGCTGGTTGCTTCGGGTTGTTCACGCCGTTTTGCAGGCGTGGGTCGGTCACGAGTTGCAGATTCCAGTCGAGGTGAGGGTTTGCGTTTCCGGTCGTTGTCACGCTGCCAGCCGTGCCCGCAATGATCGTATTTTGCGAGCCAATCAGAACCCGAGCGGTATCCCGGAGGGCAGGCGGAACGATGATATGCGTTGGAGTGACGTCGATATTCACGCCATTTTCGCGGAATGCCAGCATGGTCGAAGTAGCCGTCGAGAGCGTTCCAAACGCAAGAGCCGAGGAAGTGATGAGGTTCCCGTCAGTCCCGTTGAATAGGGCCCGGCTGGTGCTGTTCAGGGTCGGGTTGCTCATCAGCGTGTAATACACCAGGTCGGGTCGCAGACGGCCTGCAGCCTGTCCCATATCGCGAACCTTGGTTTGAATCCCGCTAAGGTTGTCGTTGACGATCGCGATTTCGTCGACCATGAACTGCTTGGCGTAGCGGTCGACCTTGTAGTATTCGACAACATCTTCAGCCGTGTCATGGTTGGCTGTTCCGTCTTCCGGAAGGATCTCGAGGTTCTGACCCTTCAGGATGCGTGGTCGCTCATTTTGCTTGTAGTCGTTAACATCTTCAACGGCACACCAGCCCTCGGTGGAGTCTGGGAAATCGAGATAGGTCATCATGAGGAGAGCGTTGACGCTGGTCGTCATGACGTTGCCGAGGCTTGCCGAACTGAACGCCGCACGGATCATTTCTTCGCGATTCGTTGGCACCTTTTGGCCTGAAGCCTGCAGCGCCATGCGAGCGAAGTCGACAAGCGATTGCGAAGACATTTTGAGACCGGCTTCGAGCGTGCGTTGCTTGACATCCGTGTTGATGCCTGCGGTGATCCACTTGGGCATTTCGACTTCGCTGGCGCGAATCGCCATCGAGTTATAGGCCCGGTGATCCTCGGGCAAACCCATACGGAACGCGAAGGCCGCTTGCAGAGCGTGCAGCAGGTTTTCGCCTTCCGGCTTGTGCTTGACAATCACGTTTGGCCCGGTCGGTCGGGTAGCGCGGAGCATTTTGATAGCCGCCTGTTCTGGGGTCCAACCCTCGGCGATTGCCTGGGCTGCGATTTCGGTTTGCTCGTAGGTCGTGGCGTGTGCGTTGATCGCGTCGATCCGGTTGCGTTCGGCGATGATTGTTTGGTTTGCCGTGGCCCGGATCTGCACTGGTCGTGCTGCCGCGTTGGCCTGGGGAATAGGGTCATTGGTCATCGGGTCGGAGTCCGTCGTTGCGGCTGCGTTGTTGTCCGCTGGATCGGCTGGCATGTCGTTCGCGTCGTTTTCTGCGTCTTCGGCATACTCCATGTCGTAGAGTTCTTGCAGATTGCCGCGTTGCATGTCTGTGAGTTCCATATCACCGAACCCACGGTTGATAAGCCACTGCTGAAAATCCATCGCTGCCCCCTTGATATTGTTGGTTCTGTTCCGTGCTACCAATGCCGATGTTTTTCGATCGGCACCAAGCACAACAAACGACACTTCACGAATCACAACATTTCGAGCGACCCGAACGGGGCCCGCATACGTCCGACCGTTGACCTCGACACTACTCCCGGCTTTGACTTCCTCGATGCTTCCGGCGTTCGCTCCGATTGACGCTTGCCATTTGAACCCTGCGTCGGCTTTCGCGATGATGTCAGCAGCGAGTTCTCCGCTTCTGCCTGCTACAACAAACTGCCCGCGAACCATGACCGGAGGCAGACCATTTACAACATTGATTTTGCTAATCTGCCCGACAACATAATCAATGTTGCTGCAATGGTCGTAGAGAGCCGGAAGAGCTTGTTGCGACAAATCCAAGGTCGAGCAATCGACGACAACCGGATCTTGCCACCAATCAAGCGAAAGCGGTTCGCCAGTGTATGCCGCAAGCTCAAACGTTCGCGGGCTGCCCTGTTCCGCCGCCTGAATCGTTACCCCCGCCGTTATCTGGAGCTGTCGCGGTTTGGCTTGCATTGGCATTGTTTACACTCCCAAAGGTAAGCCCGAGTTCGGTCATCAACTGTCGCTCTACCGCAATTTGTCGTAAAGCGTCTTCCCAATCCTGACCCTGTTCTGCGTAGACGGCTGCCAATGTTGTTTGGCCCGATTCGAGCAAGGCCGCGTTTGTCGCTGCGTCCTTCTGCGGGTCGATCGAGGCAAAACCATCCCAGAACCATTGCACCGACCATTCCCGAGGATGCGGGGCCCGGATTTTGTAAGCGAGCATTGCCTCAAGTGCCCACTCATAGAAGAGCCGGTCTAATATCTTGTGTTCCATCCGCGAGCGTTCGTTGCGGATGGATTTGTAGTACAACAGGTGATCGAGCCGTCCCGACGAATAGTTGTAGCCGCTCGAATTGCCCGCCGTGACGTTGTAACTGGCGTTAACCGTCCGCCCGATCTCCCCGAGCAACTCTTGTTTAAATTGCGGGTATGTTGTCGTGGGCTGCTCCGGTTTGAACTGGCTGGCATCCCATCCGTTTGGCAGTGTCAACAGAGAGCCATTGACTAGCTCGATCGTATCGAACCCACCAACAACAGGACCCGCGTCGTCGGCCATTGCGTTCGTTTTCATGACCCCGGCCAACATCGCCGCGACTTCCGCCGCCGTCAATGTTGCAAGCGTGTATCGTCGCAGTTGAGCAAACAAAGGAAGAGCCGCCGTCAGCCAGGGAATCCCTCGATGCTGGCCCGGTCGAGTCGGCTTGTACCAGTGCAGCACCCAGCGTGAATCAATCTGGATCGTGTCCCATGTTTGCCATGCCGTCACGCCGCCCGGATGCACCAACAGAAACTTATATGCGAGCGGGTTGCCAAGATGGTCGTATATGATCCCGTCGCTATGTAGCGGATTCAGGCCATAATCCCAAGGGTCCGAAACCTGATCCGCTTCATATACTTGTAAGTCGAGTGCAACCAGATTTTTGCCATCTGCCGTGATTGCGGAGTTCGTGGTCATAATCGCGAACGATTCGCCATCGACGATGTCGGCCCGCATCATGGTTCGTAGGTCTTCGGCCGTATCTGCCGCCCGCGACCATGCCCGCCAAAGTGCCTCGATCTGTCGAGAGACCTCCCGCGTCGGATCGTTTGGAACCGCTATTTGTGGCCGTGGCCCGCGACCTACAACATCATTGACAATCGTCTCGACCAGCCCTTTGTAGTAGCCGTTGTTTTCGTGCTCGTACCGTGACCGATTCCGCAGCGTGACCCGCGTACCGTGGTCGTTATTGCGGTTCGCGCTGTGGTTGTCGGACGCTTCCCAATGTTTGCGATTCGATACGGGATTGCGTGCCGCGTCATAGCTGCCGCGCACACCGAAAACCCGAGATAGAACGCGACCAAGCAAACTCATTCTTGCGTTCCTGGGGGTTGTGCTTGCACGATCCGAAGCGAACCCCACGCGCTGCCAGTTTTCGCAACAGCTTTAGCGGTCTGTTGTTGTTGCAGTGCCAGAATCTGGTCGGCGATGCTATGTTGGCTAGCGCTTTGGCCTTCGAGAGCTGCCGATGCGGGCTTGTTGGCGTTTTCCGCGATTAAGTCGGCTGTGATTTCGTCGGCCATGTTGCACCGCCTATGTTTTTTGTGACATAGGCATGATGCAAGCGAGTAGGATTTATTGCAATAGATATGAAACACGAAACGCCGCATATATTGCAGCGTTACGCATTAGTACAGAAATATATGATTACTGTTTTTTTTTCTTGAATCCGAAATCTACTTTTTCCACGGTGCGAAAATAAAATTTGCACTCCAAGCACCATCGATAACGAATCGCAACACCTGTTGTAGGCTTGTAATTTGTGCGAACCCCAACCCGGTCGCTGTTGCAATTGGGGCAGACGATTCCTTTCGGCTTCGGCTTGCGTGGTTCCTCCACTGTCAGCCCCTCCGTGTTTGCTTTTTCCGCTCCAGCATTTCCGCCACCGTTTGCCGCCTCTGCACCCCTTCGACCGCCAGCAGCGGAGACCACACCAGCCCCGATACGCTTGCTGCAACCGCTGCCATGACCAGCGTATCCCAATAGTGGTTATCAACCCGGTCGGGTCGGATCTTCCATTCCTCGACCACTCGCCCGCGTCCGCTCGCTTCCGTCCGATATTCGCTGGTGAGATGATCGGCATACAACGAATGATCGACGCCGGGCTCGCCGAAGAGACGCAGACACCCGCGAGAACCGAGAGGGGTTTTCAGCCGCCGTACAAGGAACGATTTCCAGTGATTCGTATCGAACGAAACAACGCGGGCTTTCTGCTCGGTCTGGATCCGCCAGTTGTCGCCGAGCCGCTGCCCGTCCTTGCGTGCCCATTCCGAAATTGGCCTGCCCGTCGCGGTGATCCCGAACCCCTTCGATGGGGAAAGAATTAGTTTGTGCGGTGACGATCGACAGAACTGATATACCGTCTCGGTCCACTTCCCCGAGTCAATCAAGATCCGGTCGAGAACCATATCCCCGCCGCCGATTCGCGGATAGTCTCGGCTGGTGAAATACTCGACCATCTGCCCCAAGGCTGCGTACACGATCGCGGTCTCGTCGTATCCGCGAAACTCTGGCAGGTCGGGCAGGGCTGGTCGAACATCTGCGGCCGTGAAATATTGCCGATACTGCCCAGGCCATGGGCCATAGTCGACCACGGTCCCGCCGAAATTCTCGTCCCATGCAACGACGGAATACCAGCACACCCGAGAACCCACGTCGATGGCTGCGGTCAATCGAGTCGTCTCGTTCGGGCAATACTGGCGCTTCGTGCCCGAATACTTTCGCTCGATCTCGTGTTCTTTCAGTTCCTCGAAAACGCTCACGCCATGCGATGGAATTGGCTTGTTTTGGTACTCCGCCCAGAACGAACGCGGGTCGCGGAAATAGAGGTGCATCGCCGACTGGATCGCCGACACTTCTGTCGGGTCGAATCGATCCGGCCAGGACGCAACAGCCCCTTCGTCAAGCTTGTCGCGGTTCGCGATGTAGTAAGCGTTTGATTCCTCATAGCTCGGCGGTTCGAGCTGTGCGCACCGAGAATATACCTGGAAATATACATCCCATGCCGCGAGATTCGTCGGCATTGTGGTAAGCATCGCCGTTCGTTCACCACGCCAGAGCGGATGCTTCGTGCGGTCAAGGATCTGGTCGACCGCGTCGTCGGGCTCGATTACCGTGCAAGGCATGACCGCCGCAATCCTTTTGCCAGGCCCGGCCATCCCGAGCACGTCCGCGGAGATGAGTGATAGCCGCGTGAAATTCTGCGACTTCGACCGTGCGGATTCCGGTGTCTGCGGATCGTCGAGCAGCACGAAGTCGGTTCGCACCATTTCGCCCGTCGCCAGCGTTATGAGGCTCCCCCGGATGCCTTCCCCGGTGAGCCCGCTGGTCTTCATAACGGCCCCGGATGTCGGCACTTTGCCGTCCGCTCGAAGGGGCCATAATTCCGGCCAATTTGGAGGAGGGGGAACCGTCGGTAGCGTGATCTGTCCCGACCACTCGATAAGCGTCGATTCACCCAGGCATAGTTGGCCCGTCGCCCGTTGGCCGATCCCCTGGATTGCTTGTACCGGGAAAGCGATCTCCGGGAAATCGGCACCGTATATAGGATTGCTCCGGATGATCGAGCGAATCGAATCAAGGGCCTCGTCTGCCTTCGAAGACGTTGCACCAATCAAGAACACAAACCGCCGGTGAGCGTAGCTAAGGGCCCACAATGCAGCCAACCGGCAGATGGTCGTCTTGCCTGATCCCCGAGGCATGGCGAAGGCGAACAACGCACCCTGGAAAACGGATTCCTCGATCCGCGACATCATCTTCAGGTGATCCAGTGACCAGCCGAGATAGAACGCTGACCCGCCGTAGGTTTCGCAGAATGTTCGAAGCGATTGCCGACACGATTCCCGCCGCTCGACAGATGCGATTGCGGGGATTGGTCCAATATCACGAGCCGCCAGGGACGCGCGGGCCTTGTAGCCGTGTTGCTGATCGCGCCAGGCTTTGTAGTAGTCCGCGTTTCCTGCGGTGGTGGTCAAACTACAGCTCCATCTAGAGGGCGCGAAAGAGGTGACAAAAAGCGCCTAATAAACTCCCGTATCGCACCCAATTAACCCTTTCACATTAGGACCACTTTCCCAACATGCTTACTTCCCCGCGTCGAGATAAAGGTCTGTCACATCTTCAATCTGGTCTTTGCTCATTCGCAGCTTGTTGCAATATGCCGTCAGCGTCTTCAACAATTTCGGCAACTGCTGCCCATGCTCCCACCGCCATATCGTGCCGAGGTCAACGCCCTGGCGCTCTGCTGCCTGAGCCTGAGTCAGGCTGAGGAGCTTCCGCTGCTGTTTCAGGATCTCGCCGAGCTGAGCTTTTGCGTCCGCGGATTGGAAAAGAATCATGATGATATTTTCTCCAACGCCTCAGCGATGTGCTCGGCTGCATGGATGATTGAGTCAGTAATACTATCGGCAACCATGCCAAGCATTGCGGATTGGTAATCGGCATTTACGCCTTGAATAAACGCAGCGATTGCGGCAGCAAAAGCATCTGGCGCTTTGCTGGGCGACAAGCCAGCATCCAGAGCGTGTAATTGCCCATGCCGGAAAGCATCGCTAGTACAGCCGATGGCTTCATTCCATAAAGTCGTAGCATCGCAGTTGATGATCGGCATTTTGTTGTGACTCCAATATGTATATTCTATAGCTGGTTATATCTATCTAAGTACTATCGTCGGACGACGCCGGAGGCTGTGCCTTTGGTAAAACCCCTAGGAAGGACCCGTAGCCGTTTGACTTTCACATGCAGCCGTAGCTAATTACCAGCTGCCTTCGCAATGACTGCCCGAGCCTTTTCCGCGACCTCTGCAAGCCGTGGGTAATTGAGTCCGTACAGTCGCAGAAACAATTCACATTCTTTTAACACGTCAAGCATCTCAGCGGCGGCTGCTATAAGCCGGTCGTTCGCTTCATGCTCGGCAAGATCCAAACCACGCAACCACAGCAAGGGCGTGTGTGCTTTCTCTGACATCTTTAATTCTCATTGGTTATTAGCGACGGTTCTTCAATCTCACTTATCTCAATCTCGACCCTGGGTTTTTCATTCCCCGAGGCTATCCACTTACTCGCATGCAATTCGATAACCTGGGAGTCGTCCTTCCAAATCAGTTCGTTGAGCGCGTCAAAAACCGCCTTAGATAAATTGTCGATGTCGGGCTTTTGCAAATGTTGCCGCCGTGGCATCGGCTTTGTCTTCCACATCAACGCTTGCGGTCGAGGCATCACAAAAAGCAACTCCACAACAAGAGGCCCGAAAAACATCTGCTGACCCCTCCGCCGCGCTAGCTGTGCTTGGATCTGAATTGCCCGCTTATATGCGTGCACCGGATGATCTTGCGGGACATAGTTTTGCACAAAGGCTTTCT